TCGTGTTGGACCAGAACTTAAAAACCACCCCGCAGTTAAAGTAGCTCTTAAATACCTTCTGGAAGAACGCAACCATAAAATGAATGTGGATGCAAACTTTGTTCTCGACAAAATCATCAAATCAATGGAACGTGCGGAAGCAAAAGGAAACGAAGCTTCAGTCCTACGAGGTGCGGAACTCCTTGCGAAACACCTTGGAATGTTTGTCGATAGGCAAGAAATTAGTGGCCCTAATGGTGAAGCAATCCACGTCAAAGAAGAACAGCTACGGCAAACGGCTGAAGAATTTAAAAACAAAATTGTAAGTTTGTCACGTAAATCCAACAACGCACTTAAACTTGTAGAAAATGAAGAAGAAGATTAATAATGGACGGAAACAATAAAATTATCATTGTAACAGTACCGGCGGATGACGCCCTTCTTGCAACTTCGTAAACACAGTTCTTATGTCAAATAAAAGCCCAGCGGAAATATTTGCTAGTATGCCTCTAGAAGAACGTGAAGAACTTCTGGATAAAATGACTAACGAAGAATTAGCGGCTCTCCGTTGGGATTGGTCCTTTTGGGCCCGGCCAAATCAAATTGCCCCGGAAGGTGATTGGAATACTTGGTTGGTTCTGGCAGGACGAGGCTTCGGGAAGACCCGTATGGGGTCTGAGTGGATCAGGGAACTCGCCCACAAATATCCCGGATGCCGAATTGCTCTGGTCGCTGAGACGGCTGCTGATGCCAGAGACGTTATGATTAAAGGGGACAGTGGATTACTTTCAGTAGACCCGGTTCTCAACGATGATTCTTGGTCCCCTACCAATCGCTGCCTTACGTGGCCCAATGGGACTAAAGCATTTACTTACAACGGTACAACACCCGATCAGCTACGTGGTCCTCAGCATCATTTTGCTTGGGTAGACGAACTTGCAAAGTTTGAATACATGCAAGACGCTTGGGATCAGCTTATGTTCGGTCTACGTCTTGGTGAGCATCCCAAAGCGTTGGTCACTACTACTCCACGACCTCTCCCTCTTATTAAAAGGCTTGTTGATGATCCTGACACCGTTGTTACTAGAGGTGCTACATTGGACAACGCCGCAAACTTGGCGAAATCCACAGTCAAAGCTCTCTACGACCGATACAGTGGAACAAGACTCGGTAGACAGGAACTTGACGGAGAAATTCTAGGGGATATTCCGGGGGCTCTTTGGTCACGAGAACTTATTGATAGTTCAAGAGTGAAAGAAGCACCAGAAGACCTTGAAAAAGTTTATGTGGCTGTTGATCCTGCTACATCAAGTAACGAAGGGGCAGACGAACACGGTATTGTGGTTGTTGCACTTGCAAGAGACGAAGATGGTTATGCACATGGATATGTACTTGAAGACGCAACTTGTAAAGGAACACCTGAAGAATGGGCTAGCAAAGTTGTCAAACTGTACCGTAAATGGGAAGCAGACAAAGTTATCGCTGAAAAAAACCAAGGGGGTGAAATGGTCTCAAGTGTCCTCAAAGCTCAAGACCGAACTCTCCCAATTAAATTGGTACATGCGTCCCGAGGCAAGGTGGTACGTGCAGAACCTATCTCTGCCCTTTATGAACAGGGGCGTATTCACCACGTTGGTAGTTTCGATCTTTTAGAAGATCAAATGTGTACTTTTTCAGTAGATCAGGTACGAAACTCTTCTACAGGTTCTCCTGACCGCGTAGACGCCCTTGTATGGGGCATTACAGAGCTTTTTGAGAAGATTGCAGGTAGACCTAGCCGTAAGAACAAAAACACGCTCAGCGGCCCCTCTACGGGCTTCTCAGGAGGTATTCCTTCACAGTGGGTAGATTCCGGTTCTTCTAGAACATCATGGATGGCTAATTAAACTATGAATGCAACAACCAGCTACGAAAACGTTGATAAACGAAAAGACGGTGAAAAAGACGAAGGGACCATCCTTGACCGTCTTTATCATGAAGCTGTAATTTCAAAAAACTACATTCCCGAGGGTTTTGATTCTCGTGAAGAGTTTCTTGAGGACATGCGTCATCAGTACGAAGCAGATGTAGAGTCTGATCGTGTAAACCGTGAAGAAGCTCTTGAAGATAAGAAGTTTTCGGCAGGGGAACAGTGGGACCCACGAGTTCTTCGTGAACGGGAAAATCTTCCTTGTTTGGTAATTAACAACATTCCTCAGTTCACTGCTCAACAAGTAGGCGACTGGATTCAATCACGTAAGGCAATTAAAGTTGTACCTTCAAATGACGAAGATACTGATATTGCAGAGATTCGTGGGGATGTTATCCGGTCTATCGAAACACAAAGTCGAGCAGATAGGGTTTATTCTAACGCTTTTGAAAGTCTCATCCAATGTGGTGATGGGGCTTTCCGTGTATGTGTAGAGTACGCTCGTAACGACGTATTCGACCAAGACATCTTCATTAAACAGATTGATGACTGCCTAAGTGTTGTGTGGGATCGGTTCTCTACGGACATTACTGGTCGAGACTCTCGGCGGGTATTTGTCAATGACCGTCTTCCTATTGAAGAGTTCAAAGCAAAGTACGGTAAAGACACACCTGAGAGTGTTCTCGAAGACGATACTGTAATCAGAAAGCTTGACGGCACTGACTGGGTAGATACTGAGTCCTACCAAATCACCGAATACTGGCGTCTTATTGAACGTAAGCGTCTAATGGCTCTATTTGAAAACGGTAAAATCTTTATTATTGATGATGATAATTATGAAGATATTATTGCCGCTAACGGTATGCCTGTAAAGACTCGTCTCACTTGGGTTACTTACGCGCAGATGCATCTTTGCACAGGTTTTGAAATCCTTGATGGACCTTACGAGTATCAACTTAACCGTCTTCCTATTATCCGTATGTCAGGACGAGTAACTAACATTGCTGGTCGTCGCGTACGGTATGGCATGATTCGTTGGATGAAAGATGCCGTACGGATGAAGAACTATTTCCGGTCTGTGGCTGCTGAACAGCTTGGGTATGCCCCTAAAGCTAAGTGGATGGTAACTGCAAGCGCAGTTGAAGGGCGTGAAGACGAGATTCGTCAAGCACACACTAAGCGTGATCCACTGATGATCTTTAACGATGAAGCAGTGTTTGGACAAAACGTTCTACCTGTTCAACCTCCCGGTATTGAATCGGCCTTGCTCAATGAAGCGAACGTCAATACACAGGATATGAAAGATGTCACTGGTATCCATGATGCCTCACTCGGTATTCGGTCTAATGAAACCTCGGGTCGGGCTATTATGGCAAGACAGCGAGAGGGCGATGTTGCCAATCTTCAATTCCACGATAATGGTAACGCCTCAATTCTTGAATGTGGAGATGTTATTAATCAACTTCTTCCTCAAATCTACGATGGTAAACGAATTATTCGTGGTATCGGGGAAGACGAAAAAACTAAGTTTGTAAAGATCAACGATCCTTACGACCCTGAAGCAATTGATATGTCGATTGGAAAGTTTGACGTAGCTCTCAGTACTGGTACTTCTTACACCACTAAGCGTGTTGAAGCTGCACAAGCTATGATGGATGCTATTCAAGTTTGGCCACAACTTATGTCTGTTGCCGGAGACCTTGTTGCTAAGGCTCAAGATTGGCCCGGAGCAGATAAGCTTGCAGAACGGCTTAAGAAAACTATTCCTCCTCAGTTCCTTGAGGAAGATGATGAAGACGCAATGGGTATCACGCCTGAACAGCTTCAAGAGCTTCAGCAAGCTCTACAACAGCTTCAAGCTCAAAATATGGAACTTCAGCAGAACCTTAAGGATAAGCAAGCTGAACTTCAAATTGATGCTTATAATGCAGAAACTCAACGTATTCGTGCGCTATCTGATAATCAGGTTGACGCAACTGAAACCAATTACAAGGGCATTAAAATGATCCTTGACTCGGCTTCAAAGGTTGATGAACTTGACCTTCGTAGTGCGATTGAACAGAATAAACCGACTACCGGAGGCTCTACTAATAGTGCCAAGCCTTCCTCCGGACCTCAGTCGCAAACATAAGGCAAGATTGGCAAACTCGGTTAAAGGACCGCAAACCTTACTATGAGCGAAAATCTCGATAATAACAACAACACTACTGAACCAACTGAAACCGTTGAAACTACTAACGAACCTAGTCTTGATGATTTTGAGACTGAGTTCTTTTCCTCGGGGAATAATAAGGCGCCCGTAAAAAAGCCTGATGTAGAAGAAACAGTCGAAGAAGAAGATAGTGTTGAAAAAACTACTTCGGAAGAAACGAACAGCGAAGAAGACACGGACGACGAAGAAGAGACTTCGAGCAATGATGACGATACTTCTGAAGAGGAAACTCCTAAGAAAGAAAGTCGAGCTGAAAAACGTATTCGTGAACTAAATGCTAAGTATCGTGAAGAAGAGCGTAAGCGTATGGAGCTTGAAGAGCTTCTTCGTAATCGTGATAATAAAACTTCTGAACTTCCGAAAACTGGTGAAGAAGAAAAGCCAAAGTCAAAAGAAAACAACGAAGAAATTAAACCGCCCCATTGGGATGATGAAGACGCAGAAGGAAACAAGATTTATCCGTTGGGTCAATTTGATCCAAAGTTTAATTCGGACCTTGTACGTTACACCATCCGAGAAGAACAGCAGCAGTTCCAAAAACAGCAAGCTGAAAAGGAACAGGCACGTAAAATTCAGGAAGCTGAAAAAGCTGTTCAACAGCAATGGGAAGAAAAATTAGCACCCGCACGGGAGCGTTATCCCGATTTTCAGGAACGTGGTCAAGAACTAATTGACCAATTTAGCGATCTTGAACCTAATTATGCTAAGTATCTTACGGACACTATTCGTTCAATTGACAACGGGCCGGACATTCTTTATCATTTGGCTTCAAACCCTGAACTTGCAAATGAAATTGTTCGTAGAGGTCCTGCACTTGCTAGTGTGGAACTTGGACGCCTTTCAGTGCAGTTCGATACAAACGATGGGCCAAAAACAAAAAACACGTCTCGTACGAAAGTAACCAACGCACCGCCGCCTCCTCCTACAACGAGGGGAACGTCTGCACCTAAAAAGAAAGACCTCGATAATCTAGACGATTTTGAAAGTGTTTTCTTTAAAGGTAATTAATTGGTGTGATTTTCGTATGGACACAAAACTATACAAAAACTCATACGAAAGGAAATAGTCATTATGGCTACTGTAACTGTCGATCAGGCAAAATTGGTCCTTAAATCTTTTGCTGCGATCTTTCAAAATAACCTTGTCTCGAAGGACCTCGTGACTTGGAATAAACACACTGGAGAAATGAACGACCGTAATGGCCTTACTGTTGTTGAACAGGTTACTCCTGATTACTCGACTACGTTTACGGACGAGTCTGTTGCTGATCTCAGTAGTGGTGTTCAAGATACTACGTTCGGTTCCGAACAGTATCGCCTCCGCAATGTTGTGGGCACTAGCATGGGCTGGGGCGACTTCGTGAAGATTCGGGACATCGGTGATGCTCGTGAAAGCGAAGCAATCAAGGCTGCTGCTCTGCGTCTCGCACATGACATTGATGCCTACATTCTGCGCTTTGCTGCTCTTGCATCGAACAACCTTTTGGGCGATGGTTCTTCGAACGTTTCGACTTGGGATGATGTGGCCGCTGGCTACACCCGCCTTAAGCAGGAAGGTTGTGAAGACGACTCGATGCTTCGTGCAATCATGGCTTACGAAGATAAGCAGGCTCTCGGTAGGGATATTGTTGAGACCAACGTTACGGGTAACCTGACTGGTCTTGGTAATGGTGTTTATCGTAGCGGCTGGCAAGGTTCTATTGCGGGTATCCCGACGACCTTTACCCAGCAACTTCCAAGCTTTACTGTTGGTACTCGTCAGACGGCTTCGGCCTTGACGGCTGGTACAGCAGACTCGGCTGGAGCCTACGAAGACTACTGTATCTCCGGTGCTCCGGGCCAGTACCTCACTCAAATCCTTAACATGGATATTGGTGCGGGTTCTGAGACTATCGTTGATGGTGAAGTATTCACTATCGCTGGTGTCTTTGCTTGGGACAATCGGGCTAAGAAGGCGCTTCCGCATCTTCAGCAGTTCCGTGTTGTAGGTAACTTTACCGCTTCTATTGGTGCTGTTGCTCCTCGTGTTTATCCGGCAATTGTTACTTCTGGTCCATTCCAGACCGTTTCGGCGGCTCCTGAGAACACGGCTGTAGTGACGTTTGTTGGTGCGCCGGGTGCGGTTCTCAAGCCTCGTTTCCTTGCTAACAAGGGTGCTGTTTGCGTTCACACTATGGACCTCATCGTTCCGGCAACGGGTATTTCGATGCGTAAGGAGCTGACTAAGCTCCCTATGTCGGTTCGCATGTGGCAGGACTCGAAGTTTGAAACTGGCGAACACCGTGTTCGTTTCGATGTGGCTATCGAGCCTAACATCGTTGCAAACGCTCGTCGTCGTCTGGTTCGAATTAACGGTTCGTAATCTAACAATATGCTTGGGGCCTCTGCGCAAGGTAACACTTGTGTACGCCCCAAGTCTCATATTTAAGGAATAAAATATGCACGTACAAGAACGTTATTCGCCTGTTCCGGTTGCTGCTAACTCTACTGTTGTTTTGAACGGTAGTGGTGTTGGTGGCTTCCTTTGCACTACTTCTGGCACTGTTACTCTTGTTCGTAACAACGGTAATGGTAGTACAACTACTTTGGTAAGTGCAGCTGCTGTAACTGCCGGACAATGGCTTCCGCTTCCTTTTTACATCGGATCAGTAGGCGGTACTTTTACTACTGCTGGTGGTGCTGTAGGCTGTCTTGGGGTGGTATAAACAATGACTCTTATTTCAACGATTATTACGGATGCTTACCGAGAAACCAACCTTATTGCAAGGGGTTCCACGGAAACCGTAGCTGAGCAAACCGAGGCTCTTCGCCTGCTGGATCGGTATATTCAATCGTTGTTTGGTAACGAGGCAGGTGATAATCTAATGGAAGTGTTGTTTGGAAATAACAGCAACATTGACAATAGTACATATAACAATGAATTTGAAACGTTCATTACAAACTGGTTTATGCCTACAGGTTATCGGCTTAAACTAAATCTTGAACAGACAAAGACTATTAGACTTAAACCTAACCCTCAAGACGGTGCAATGTTTGGTGTTGTAGACGCCAGTAATAATCTTGCTACGTTTCCTCTTATTATCGATGGTAACGGTTCTCGTATTGAAAGCGTAACTGATCTAACTTTGAATACTAATGGTTTTGAGGGAACATGGTTTTATCGAGCAGACAGGGCAAATTGGCAAAGAGTTTCTGATTTACTGGTAACAGATGAGTCTCCGTTTCCTAAAGAGTTTGACGATCTCTTGATTATTGGCCTTGCTTTTAGGCTTGATCCTCGTAACGGCTCTGGTATTAATCAAGCTAGTGCAAATCGTTATCAAAGTATGCTCCGTAAATTTCGGGCTCGTTACTCTCAAATTCAAGAACGACCTCTTGATCGTTCTCTTTCTGATCTTGACGGAAATCAACGCCGGTATTGGAGAGGTTATAGCCTTAATGGAGAGTTTGAGCGTGGAAGTATTTTTAGATGGTAAAAGGTAAATAATAATGCAAGACCTTCCTCTTTTTCCTAGCGATTATAAAAGGCTTGTAGCTAAAGAGGCGTATATTCCTCTTATTAACCGTTTTGCAGAATTTAATCCTTCTCTTAACGAATCTAAGGTTTCTTTGATTTCTAGGCCGGGTCTTCGGTTTTTTGCAACTGCCGGAACAGGGCATGTTCGTAAGATTTTTACAGAAGCAGGGGCTTTTAATGGCGACGCTTTTGTAGTCAGTGGTAACAACCTTTATCGAGTAAATGCAACTACTGGTGTAGTTTCTGACCTTGGAGCTATAAGCACTTCTTCCGTAGGTGATGTCAGTATGGCTGCTACGTCTCCTATTGGTACTGATGTACCTAGTTATTTGTTTATTGCAGAAGGACAGGTCCTTTGGTTGTACACTGACAATGGACACGCACGAGGACAACTTCAAGCTTCTGGCGCAATAGCCAATAACGATAAAATTCAAATTGATGGTATCTATTACCAATGGACAAACGCCAGTGTTGATGCAGGGACACCTGATGGTTCTTTAAGCAATCCTTGGTTAGTCGATCTAGGTGGTAACAACTCTGAAGCTCTTACTAATCTGTTTATTGCAATTGACTCTAACGGAGAACCGGGGACTACTTATTCAACTAATCTAGTTGAAAATCCTAATGTCGAATCTTTGAGTTACGGAGCAAATGATTTATTTGTTCAGGCCAAGGTTCCGGGTGCAAGTGGAAACACTATTTCAACAACCGTAATTACAGGGGTCAATCTTTCTTGGAGTGCCACTACTTTAGAAGATGGTGGTACGGATCAACTTTCACAAGTAACTACTCCTGATGATGCTGGTGCTATTTCTGTGGCGCATATTAATTCGTTTGTTATTGTTGTTCCCGTTCAAAGCGATGATATTGGTACAGTAGGCAGGTTTTATTGGGTTGATCCCGGTGAACGAACGATTGATCCTTTGAATTTTGCAACAGCAGAAAGAAGCCCTGATCGTATTAATCAGGTAATTACTTTTTCTGATATGTTCTGGTTGTTTGGAGATAGAACCACAGAGCCTTGGGTTACTACTGGTTCTCCACAATCTCCTATGCAAAGATTTCAAGGGATTATTTTTGATAGGGGTTCGTGGGAAGGAACAGCCGTTAAAATTAGAGACAGTATGATCGTGGTAGACGAGGAAGGCGCGGTATTTATTATTAATAACGGTCAACGTCGTATTTCTAATTCAGGTATTGAAGAGCGAATTAGACGCTCTATCCAAATACAAGCTAAAAGGTCTATATAATATGAGCGTTCAATTCATGGATAACTTCTCTATTTACGGAGAGGACGAAACTATTATGTTGCAAGGAACAGCTTGGTCTGCTGTTTCTATGAGTACTTTGTTAAACGATCCTGATGGTGTATCTGGTGGAAAAGTGTTTCAAATTAAAAACTCAACTAGCTTTCAACCGTCTTTGATTGTTCCAACAGCTACAGATGTAATTAATGTAGCATTTCGTTGGTATGTAAGTACTCAACCTGAAAACTCTAGTCGTTGTCCAGATGTTGAATTTAGGGATGTAGACAATAGTGTACGATATATTGTACGTCAAACTGTAGTAGGTGGTTTGGAATTGGTCCGTACGGATGGGGCAGGCTCGGTTATTGATAACATTGAGCTTGCAGGTTTTACTACTGTAGCAACTTCTGGCGCTGTTCTTAGTAACGCTGTTTGGAACCACGTAGAGGTTAGCCTTAATCGTACTACTGGTGTTTATACTATTTGGGTAGAAGGTGTAAGTGTTCTAAATGGAACAGATGTTTCTCCGGCAACAGGAAATACCTCTATTGTCGCTTTTAGAGAAAACTGGCTTCCTTCTGCGGGTAGTTCTAATGCTAATATTTACATCAAAGATTTAGTTATTTCAGATAATAACGGAAGTGTTAACAACGCACAAATTGGTTCGGTTCAGGTTGTAACTCTTTCACCAAACGGAGATGTAAGCTCTGGATGGACTCGTAGTTCTGGTTCTACTGATTATGAACTTGTAGACGAACTTACACCAGATGATGCCAATTATATTGAAGCGGGTAGTACTCTTCCTGCGGCCAGTATTATGACACTGAGTAATTTGCCGCCAGATATTGTTGGTATTCGGGCTTTGCAAACTATGGTTCGAGCCTTGAAAACAGATGGCGGAGATGCGACCCTTAAAGTCTCTTTGGTTTCAGGTGTGGACGAAGACGCCGGAGCTACTCACGCAGTCCCTACTTCTGCTCAATATGAATGGGATATTAGCGAATTTGATCCGGCTACTGCGGCTCTTTGGACGCCCATCGCCGTAGATGCTGTAAATATTAAGATTGACAGGACTCTTTAACAATGGCTGATATTCGGGCTTCTCAAGTCCAAGTACTTGCAAGTATTTCAGAACCTTCTGAAGAAACGCGCGTATCTCAAGCAGCTTTACTTGTTGCTGAAGATTCAGACGGGGGTGATGTAAGGACTACTCAAGTTCATGTATTAGCTGCCGTAAAAGGGCGTGTAAATGATCCAGCCATCAGAGTTTGGACTGCGACGATTGATGGTCATGATTTTTATTTCTTACGTCTAGGTAATGAAGAAACCCTTGTTTATGATGTACAAACTGAACAATGGTATGTTTGGGGTGACTCTGATACTTTTTTATGGGGTGTATATACCGGAACAAATTGGGTTTCTGGTAATAAATTTGCCAGTACATTTGGTTCTAATATTCTAGTGGGTTCAGACTCTTCGGGTTCTTTGTATCTACTTGATCCTGATAAAGATAAAGATGATTCTGCTGTTGTAGGAAGGGATGCACAGGCTTTTACTCGTAGGATTACAAGTCAAATACCTGTTCGTGGTTATGACAGAATTAGTCTTTATCAAATAAATCTTCTAGGAAGTACGGGTAAACTTACTGACGAAACTCTTACTTCTATAACTTTGTCTTATTCAGACGATCAGGGTGAAAATTATACTGTAGCAGACACAATTAATATTCCGAATGACGCTTTGACAGCTAGGGCAACTTGGCTTAGTTTGGGAAGTTTTGAGCAACCGGGTCGTCTTATCCGTATTGAAGATGAAGGGGCTCTACGTCGAGTAGACTCTCTTACCATGAATTTGAATGTGAAAGAACAATAAATGTCTTTTAATGATATTAACCAGATGTTTTCTATTGTTGATCCTCAAACAGGAAAACCTACTGATTATTTGATGAGATTACTTAGAGACCGTGGAATAGACGTAACTAACATAGAAGATGTTGTTCAGGTTCTTCAAGAAGATGTAGACGCTATAAAACTAATTCTAGACGTTATAAATGGTACAGTTTTTACTGCTGGTACAGGACTTGAAGGGGGAGGCGTTCTAGGGACTAACGACCCCATTGAGTTTGATTTAGAGAATACTGCAGTTACTCCCGGTAGTTACACTAACACTAATCTCACGGTAGACGCACAAGGCCGTATTACGGCTGCTGCTAACGGAGCCGGTGGTGGAGGGGGGTCCTTATCCTTAATCAGCACAGTGACCACATCAGCTTCACAGGCAACAGTTACGTTTTCCAGTATTCCGGGAACATTCAAAGATTTGATATTGGTTGTGAACGCGAGAGGAACCGCATCTACGACAGCGGTAAATGTCCTTTTGAGAATGAATGGAGATACCGGAGCAAATTATAGTTATGAACGGATTAATCCTTTTGGGTCGGCTTTTGCCGCCGCAGGCACATCAATGGAAGTCGCCACTATAAACGCTGCTACAGCTCTTGCCAATAGGGGTACTTCTTTTGAGGCCGCAGTATTTAATTATGCTGACACACTATTTCATCGACAGATGACTTGTTTTCAATATATGGGAATAACCAACACCGCATCAAATTTCTTTCAAACCTCCACAGGAGGCTTCTGGAACAACACTACCAATGCAATAACCCAACTTGACTTGCTTCTTTCTTCGGGTGCATTTGTGGATGGCTCAATCGTCAGCCTGTATGGCAGAGGGTAACCTTAATTGAGAACTTATAATTTAGATAAAATAGAAAAAGCAGTTTCTCAATACTCTGAAGAAATTGTTGGATTTAACCCTTTAAAATGGGTTAGTAATCTTAATAACGTTGCCTTGATTAATAACAACGACGACGTAGCATTGTTTGAAAGGCAATATTTAAACCCTAAAAGTGTTTGTGGCCACTACTTCTTCTTCTCTCGTGGTAAGAAAGCGTTAATTGCTGCCAAAGAGTTTCTTAAAGAAATCTTTAAAGATGAATACGATATAGAAATTATATTAGGACTAACACCTACGGATCATAAAGGGGCTCTTTGGATGAACAAACAATTAGGTTTTAAAAATCAAGATATTATCGAAGGTGTCACAGGCCCCGTACAGTTGGTAATGATGACCAAACAACAATGGAAAGAGGATAACGTATAATGGGTGCTATTTTTGGAGGAAGCAAAAATTCTGGTCGTTCTGAGAACAGGGCGTATGGGGATCTTAATCAAGCGTTTAGTCCTTTGTTTGGACAGGCAACTAGCGCAGCTAATAGTTTGTCTCAATTACTGGGTGGCGATGCGACCGGGTTTAATGCGTATAAAGACGCTACGGGCTTTGATGCTCTAACTGAGCAAGGTTCGCGAGGTATTACTAATAACGCGGCTGCTCGGGGTCTCTTGCGCTCGGGCGCTAGCGGTAAGGCATTGTCCAACTACGGCAACACCATGCAGAACCAGTTCTCTAACAACTATATGCAACAGCTTTTAGGTCTTGGTGGTATGGGCCTTAACGCTGGTCAACTTGTTGGCAGTGCTGGCGGTGTCTCTACGCAAAAAGGCAAAAGCAAAAACGGTCTTGGTGGTCTAATCGGTGGGGCTCTTAGTGGCGGGATGATTGGAGGATAATCATATGAACCCTTTATCTTTACTTTTTGGACAGCAATCAGCCGCCCCTATGGCTGGAACTGCAAGTAATCCTCTTGAAGGAAACCCTATTGAAGTGACTGGTCAAACAGCACAAGATATTTATGAAGACTTTACTCTTAACAATCGGGATGCTATCCTAGAAAGAGATAGTATTGCTCGTGAAGGGGCTGAAGCCTCTGATCGTAGCGGTATTTTTGGAGCTAAAGGAACTCTTCGAGATATTCTTGGAGTTCTTGGTGATGCTTTCCTAATCCAAAGCGGCAACGCTCCCATGTATGCGCCTCGCAGACAACAAGAACGTATGTCTGATGCTATGGCAGGTTTTACCCGTGATCCTATTGCTGCGGCTGAAAGAGCTACCGGGGTAGACGCAGGTTTTGGTACAGAGTTTTTTAACAACGTACAAGGTTCTCAAATTGCCGGTCAAAATGCTGAAACACAAGCTCGACGAGCGGCTACAGGTAATGCTGATCTTGCACGTAAAACGTTTAACGATGCATTAGCAACGGCTTCTCAAATGATGGCTACTGCTGTCTCTTCTGGTGATCCTACTCTAATTGCACAAGCTACTCAAGGTATTGAGCTTTTGGCTCAGCAAACAGGAGTACCTGTAGAAGCTCTTATGGCTGGCGTCGATCCTCGTCTTATTGCAGGCCGTGGAGCTACAGTAAGTCAAAACCTTCGTCTTCCTCTTGAGGAACGCAGGGTTAGTGTTTCTGAAGGACAACTTGATGTTGCTCGTCAACGGGCTGAACAATACGCTCGTTCGCTTGATATTCGGGAGGGAAGTGAACGTTGGGATAGGCTAATGGACGCCGTAGGTGTTGGACAAGACGCTATGGTAGAAGAGGGTCGAAATCGTAGAGCAGCCGAAGGCTCTCGTGGTGGTCGTCGCCCTAGAGCTTCAACTACTTCTCCTGTTTCGGGTTTACAAATTCGACCAGTTGGTCAATAAACAAAGGTAACTAAATGCCTAATATTTATGAGATTACTGATCCATCTTCCGGTAAAACTTACCGTATGGAAGCAGATGATGGTATTACTCAGGAACAAGCTCTAGAACAGTTTCAATCTATTCCTCAAGAGGAATGGAATGCTTTTGAGTATTCTCCTCCTGTGGCACCAGAACCTACCGCTGCTCCTACAACGACTAATCCCCCTGTAGCTACTGCTGGGGCTGTGCCTAACGAAAGTATTGGTACATCAACAGTGGTTGATAAACTTACCGGAGAGCCCTACGTTCCAGAAGAACCTTTGACACAACAGGAAATAGAACAACGTGCTACGGGTAAAGTAACTATTTCAGCAGATCATTATAAAATGGGGATGGATAATCTGTTTGATTTTTCCCCTACAAATAACACTCTAGCTGATGTAGACAGAGAAGTTCTGAGGGAAATGGCTAATGACCCCACTGTTCCTTTGAAAAGTCTAAATATTTTTATGCAGGAAAGGGGTGTGTTACCTTTTTCTCAAGAACGTCTTGATGAAATTGCTAAGGCTCGTGAAGAAGGTATTCTTTACGGTTCTGTTGTACAAGAGAACCCTGTTCAAGATTTAGTTGATACAGAAGCTTTAGCTGTAGAATATTCTGCTGAAGAAACTGGTGGAGACAACTGGTTTGCACAAATCAGCAGAAGTATTACTGAAGGATGGGCTGATCCAGCTTCTCTTGTCAACTATCTTAGTCGTAGTGGTGCTGATCTATTTGACCTTTATCAGGATGAACTTAAAGAGAAATTTCCTGATGCTACACCTGAAGAACTAGATCAATTAGAAGACATGTATATTGCTTGGGAAGCTCGTAAAATAAGCGAAGCGGCCCAACTCGGCGTATCTAAAGATGATACAATACCTTGGCTAGTAGGGCAGTTTCTTGCTATTGAACCTTACGATCTTATTCCCATTGGTCGGGGCGCAAGCGCCGCCCGTAAAGCATCTCGCTTTGCTGAAGTCTCTGGTAAAAGAGCAAGAGATGTGGCTCGTGGTGCTATTGTAGATACAAGTGTAGCTGCGATAGGTGATGTTGTTGGTCAAGGTCTTGCTATGGCTGATGGCGCTCAAGATGAGTTTGATCCCCTGCGTACGGCAGCTAGTGCTGCTCTTACCGGGGCTCTTAGTGTTGGTCTAAATGCCATCGGACGAGAAGCTGGTAGGTCTGTACGACCTTCTTCTATTGATACTACTCCTTCAGGTTTTAGAAATAGCGAAGTAGAACTACCAGATAGTAGCCTTGCCAGAAACTCTGAACAGTACCGTACGCAACTTAGTGATACCTCAGCTAGTCTTCAGACCCGTGCCACTGAAATGGCAGGAAGGTGGACTAATGCACCTAGCGAAGTAAGTATTCTCCCAAGTTTCACTGAAGAAAATGCGCCGGGTATTGACTCTAAAGCTCTTGGTGTGTATACCGAGGATGGTCGTGTACTTTTAAATACTGACGCCATTATACGTCAAGCAGAACGTCGTAACGTATCTGTAGAAGCTATGACTGACAGTGTTATGTTCCACGAGGCTCTTGGTCACCACGGTCTTACACAGATGTTTGGGGGCCAACTTGACGAAGCTCTTGACGTGTTTTATACACGGGGAGCAGGTGAGTTTAGAGATGTTGTCGATACATGGATTACAAAAAACCCAAAGGCCTATGCTGATGGGGACCCGAACGGTATTTACTCTCGGGAAGACTATCAACGTATTCGGGCTACGGAAGAAGTTCTTGCTGAGTGGTCCGAAAAAGATGGTAACATTGTTCGTGACTTCTACGACGTAATTGCTAATCTCGTAAAGAACACTGCTCGTCGTATAGGTGTCGACTTTAAGTACTCTAGCCGAGAGGTTAAGAGTATTCTTGCTGTTTCTCAAGAGAATGTACGCAGTGGTAATCCGACTGCTGAAGTGCCGGGTGTCGTAAAGAACGCTACGGTTTATCAT